GGATAGCGAGCGGGAGTGAAAATCTGGTTTCCACTCCCGAAAAATCGGTGCTGACGCTCAAATCATTGTGTCTTTTTGCTGAAATGAAAATTAGAGACCAAAATTTCGGTCTTGCGGGCATTTAGCGCGCGGCGCTCACCGAGGATGTGAACGTGGTGCCCTCTCTGCCTGGCCTGGTCAAGTATAAAAGGATGATCAAATTCAGACATCATCCAGGGCACTCCGGAGGCCTCCAGGCAGTTGAATAAATCGATGCTGTCTTGTTCTTTAAACCCGGAGGCGTAGTTGTTGGCCGTGTCCAGGTAAGGCGGGTCACAGTAGCAAAAGGTCTTTTGGGGATTTGCAATGCTGATCTTGCGGAAGATATCCCGGAAATCGCAGCACATGAAGTCGACTTCATCGAGCTTTAGTGTGGTTAATGAGATGCGCTCGAGGATCAGTTGCCTGGTCTTTTTGCTCGGGAAGCGGAGCGTTTGAGCCTTGCCCATGTAGCCGAAGTTGCTGAGGAAAAGAAAGCGAGCAGCCCGCCAGACCTGGTCTTCTTCGGGGTTCTTGCGCCAATGGTCCCAAAGGCGCTGGTGGATGGGGATCTCCTGAAACACCTGGGCGAGTGCCTCCGGCTGGAAGCGTACTACCTGGAAGAGGTTGTACACTTCCGCGTCGGCGTCGTTGACTACATTGTACTTGGCCTTTGGCTTGTGAAAGTAAAAACCTCCAGCGCCAAAGAATGGCTCGATAAACAGGTCGTGTTCCGGAATGTACGGTAGGATTTGGGAAGTAAGCCGTCGCTTATTTCCGAGTCGATTAAGTATCATGGGATGATTTTTAAAACAATTTATTGTTTTAAATCACCCTTGAACAGGACAGAAGCAAAACAGACTGCTTGCGAATATGTACAACTTTATGGCTGTAAATATTTTTCCTTAAGAAATCGAATGGCCGTGACTGCTACCTGGATAGCTTCTACCTGGCAATTGTCCATGTTCCCTTTTTCGTAGTGAGCTTGTAATGCGGAGCGTGTTAACTCTCCGGATTCCTCCCCTACTATAGCTGCAGCATGGATGATATCCGTTGGCCAGTGTGGATGTTTTTGTTCTGCTCGTTTGAGTTCGTCGACGATCGCACTAAGTATCCAGAATGGAACATCCTTTTCAAACTGCGTTTTCTTAATCAGATCTGTGTTCATCTTTGACTTTTTTGAATGAGATAATGTCGGTGGCACCGTAGATCAATGTGTTTGTATTGCATGGATGACTGTTCTGGAATTCGCTGTCATCATAAATGAAGTAACTGCCTTCACAGAATCCAACTTTGAGGTCAATACCACCAGCATCCAGGTATAAACGGGTGGTCATTTTAGCTCCAGAAAGATGGATGTAATTCACTTCATACATGGCATATTCTTTTTGCTCAGGCTTATCTGCTCCACGTAGCGAGTTAAGACCAACAGCCATTAAAAGAGCAGCAGCGATAATAAATGCAATGCACAAAAGATTTATGAGGCAACTTTTATAAAAAATTGGTGGCACCATTGCTTTAATGTTTAGATTGTTCACAAGTAATCGTTGCAAAAGCAGATTCACAGTGGCCAGGTCTTTCAATCCAGATGATCTGCTGATCTTTGTTCATCGTAATCTGAACACCCCCAGCTCCTACCCTTCTTGTAGAAAGGCCTTTGTCTACCATTTCTTTGTAATGCTCCGTAAGCGCTCGGTGAAAATCGGTAATGTCCTTCATCACTTGAAATTCTTCTGGCACTGGCGCAGCCAAACCGATGGCATGCTGAATAAGAATTGCGCATGTCTTGCTAAAAGGCTTCTTCGTTGTTTTAACTTTAAACTGAACCATAGTCGCTATTTGATTTACAGGATTAAGACAAAAAAAGAAATAATAATCACAGCCCAGAACAGCTCGTTCCAGGGATCATGGTCGTCAGACTTTTTCACGTTTTGATTTTTTACTCTCCGAAAATCACATCGATCAGCATGTAGACCAAGTACAGTGCACCTACAATTATGCCGGCCACCAGGCCAATCACAATCCCGATCAAGACTCCGAAGAGGAATGAAACAATCATTTTGGGTAAGCTTTTACCAGGTCAATCAATGGGATCCGAATGGTTTCCCAGTATACCGGTATCGAGAAGTCCATCTTCTTTTCGATGAAGTATGGATCCAAAATTTTGTGGATCCGTTTCAACGCTTCCTTGCTCCGTGCCACGGTAAAATTGCTGTTGGCATCCATCCCCGTGCCTATGCCTGGGAGCTGGCACCCAGCTGTATCCCCAACGTCAACACCAGGATGTACCCGGATCAAGCTGAAATTTGGTACATCCTCCAGGGTAAGAATGTACTTCAGCTTTAGCGCTGGGTCATTGCGGTACTGTTGGTAAAACTTACTGTTTCGGGTAGGCTTGAGCCTAAACCGGCCAGCGGGGATCCTGGTTTCTTCCTTAACCTTCACTTCCCTGGGACCATCCTCCAGTATCCAGCATAGTCCTCTTGGACGAGTGGTCAGCGCATCGTGTTCTTCTACCCACAATCTGCTCAAAGTGGAGTTAGTGGTTGATGCTACCATGATGTTTTGGAAATCAATCGCTGTAATCATGACTTTTTTTTAAGCAAATTGAAGAAGAGCAAGAAGGCATTCAAGGACATTTGCCCCAGGGCAAGGGCTACCCTACCCCAGGATAAATGTTTAGGCAATGGCACCCATTATTGGTTTGTCTACTGTACTGAAGACTCCATCACGAACCTCCAGCTCGGCAGCTTTTATCTTCAACTTCATTGCGTCCAGGGATTGGAAAGCTTGTTCATTAATCGCCGCACAGCGCTCTTCATCCGAAGCCAATGCATTGCCAATTTCAATGTGCAACTGGATCGGCTGGTCTTCATAATTCCAGGCACTGAGTACGATGCGTGTACTGAGCCACTGATTTTGAATCACCTTTTGTACGGTTGCATACACTGCGAAGCTCGCTTCCTCGATCAGTTCTTCCAGATTGGATTTATAGATAATGATGAACATGGTTTTTGAATTTTGTGTGGTTTTCTCGCGTCGAACATATTAGGTGGCGACGCTATTTTGATTGATTTACAAGCGCTTAATTTCGGAAAAGTGCTGGGGCAATATGCCCCAGCCCGTCAATCATACACTGCTAAACAACTCTTCTTTCGCTTGCGGTAGGCTCGATCCCGGCACAGTTCCGAGCAATATTTCAGGCTGCGGCGCTGGTCGGTTCGGTACTCAAGATCACGTTGGCAGTGGCCACATTTTCCCCCTGGGAGGGTAGTGGCCACGGCTTTTTTTGCTAGGCCAACTCCAAGTTGAGCCGAGCTGGATCTAGATCCAAAGGGGATTCGGCACCACCTCCAGAGCTCTTCTCTTCTGCAATCTTGCTGAATTCGCTGTAGCGTTTGGCCAATCTGCGGCTACCCGGTATGCGCGTTTCAGTTCCTGCGGGTAGGGTAGAAGACATGCTATCGTTGTCTTCTTCTTCCTGCAGCTTGTCCAGGAACTTCTTAAAGTCCCGGCGAGCCCGGTAATAATTTTGTAATTGATCCCACCATTTGGCATTGCGGAATAGCTCCATCTCGGTGTAAAACCGTACCTCCTTCAGCAGGTAGATTTCGATGCCCATGCCTGCAGCCATCAATACGCTGATTGAAAAAGCGACGGCAGGGTGGAGGTGAGTTGCTCCAACCAGGGATACTACTTCTCCGATCGAGATCACGCCCATGATGATGGCCACGGCTTCACCCCAGTATCCAAACGTAGGCCGGTTGGGATTGAGCTGAGGAAAAAACACCAGGAGGCCTCGAGTCATTTGGATGCCAAAGCCAATGGCCAATCCTACCCAAAAAGCTCCAGCCATATTGTTGCCGATAAGCTTGGCCAGCAGTTGGCCGGTTGAAATGGCACTCACAATGTACACTGTGGCCAATAGCGCGGCAGCCAGCTGGGGCAGTACCTTCCGGATGCTGGTTACCATCCGGGCAAAAGATTTGTTGTTCATTGATGGCATCTCGGCGGCCATCGTTGTTGTTGCTTCAGACATACACGAAAATATTTAAGTGGTTTTAAAAATTGCTCAAAACAGAGGCTGGATCAAACAGTTCCTCTTTTTCCTTCTTCTTGGGAGTAGGGGACTTTGATGTTTCAGCGGGGGCAGTTGTTAGAATTGCCCAGTATTCAGTACCATCAATGATCTCAGGTTCTGCAGCAATGCGAAACCTGTAGGATTTTTGATTGGGGAGCGTTCGATGAAAGAGTTCTGTTACTAGCTTGTAATAGGCTGAGCAGTTAAACCGGCATTGTTTGTAGCGTCCTGTAATTCGTATCTCAAAACCATTTTCATGAAGTGTCAGGTAGAGATCTTTAGGATTATCGGCATCCTGTACCAGTATTATCCGGTCATTGTCTTTCAATTGCAGTAGCTCAGTTGCTTTTCGACTCAATGCATTTACAGATTTAGAAAAGCATATTTCAGGGAGTAGTTTTTTTCCTCGAGTAGAGGAAAGTTGCGATCCAACATACTCCTTGTCCATTACGATCAATTTCATGGAATCATTTTTTTGAGTTGTTAAATAGATACGGTTCTTGCTTCTTCTGCGGTCAGTGGTACGTAGTGTTTGCTCCAATCATGGGGGTACGTTGAAGCATGCTCCATATCGGTATACAGGATATTGGTCTTATTGAGTCGGAGAGGGGAGGAATCATTCATGTCGTGTAAGTGAGCCCGGATCAGGTTCTGTGTACTTTCGTTGACGTAGGCCATGGTTTCAGCGCTGAACAATACGTAGAAATGGCTGCACAATAAGCTCGTTCGTTTCTTGTTGATCTGCTTGACCATTCTGCTGTGTACCTCCAGGAGGCCAAAGTAGGTGTGGTGTTCAAGGTGATCCTTTTCGTTCTGGATGCGGTGGTGCAGTGCCTTGATCAATAGCTCGCGCAAGTCTTCAGGCATAATGAAGCTGAGCTTGCCATCCTGTAGTGGTTTCAACTTAGAACTCGTCGGTGTAGAACTCATCTGCGTAGATTTTTTTGAGTTGTTGCAATTGCTGTCCATTTGTTGCGTCAATGGCCGCTTGTTCGGCGCGTTGCTTTTGTGCCTGGAGTATCCGGACGTTTTCAGGCATATCGCTCAGTTTTTGCGTTTTGCCATCGCGGTGATGCCAGGTCTTTGGCGTGTTTTCTCCAGAGTCGGTAAACTCTGCAACGAGCCATTCGTTGTGGTACAGTCCGGCCCAATTGACGGTTCCGGAAAACTTGCCCACGGATACCATCCGCTTGAACCGGTTGGCGCTCAGGTTGCGCTGATCCTGGCTTTTGTTGCTCCGCATCGTGAAGGCTCTTCCAGTAGGGAGGCTGTGGTTGATGAAGAAGATGGCGATCTTGTACTCACCACGGTCGCTTGCTTTAGGCTTTTTAGCTTGCATGTCTGTATTCAAGTATTTTGCGGTTAAATTGATCGAGTAGCAGTTGGTCTCTCTTGCCCAGGTTCTGGCTGATTTTGCGGTAGGTATCTTCCGGGCTGGTAGTAGCTCCAGGCTGCAAGCTCTTCACGTAAGCATTGAAAGCCTTGGTGAGTAGTTCCGAGTTTTTGATCTCGGCGCGCTTGACCACGTGCAGCTTGTACCAGCCCTTGGTACGGGTAAATCCATTCGGATTGCGGATATCGAAGTACAGCGAGGGTAGGGGCACCCATCGGTTGATCTCTTGTTTTTTGCCGCGCTCGATCCACTTCTTCACCAGGATGATGCGTTCCAGGATCTCAGTTGCGCCAGCGCTCCAGCGCTCTGGTTTTGCCCAGCGCAGGTACTCAGCCAGGTAAGCTCGAGTGCGGGTTTCTTCTTCTTCGCAGATGTATTTGTCGGCGTACAGCTGGGTGACAGCTGCCGTCCAGAGAACGTTGATGTGGCCGCAGAGGGTGTGCACCTGGTCCGGAGTTAAGCCTTCGGTGACCTGGCTCAGGGTAGTTGGCGCATGAACACCTGGGCCCGGCTTTTGCGCAGCTTCATCCGGAGCTGAGGGTGGGGTAGTGGCCGGTGGGGGCGTGACAGGATTTTGCACATTGGGGGTTTCTTTGACAGGATTTTGTACATCTGGCTGGCCATGGCCGGCAGGGATCCCCATTTTTTCGCGGAGCCGGCTGCCAAATCCCTGCCGCTGGAATGCGCCGCCGCGCGGGGGGGCCGCCGCAACGGGGGGGGTGTATCCAGCGCTGTCGCTGCTGGTGGTGTAACCCGTCTCTACCGTACCCGGTTCAGTATCCGGTTTTCTATCCGAAAGAGGTAAACCAACAACCTCTTTTGGTTTTTCCACAGCTGTGCTGTGGAAATCCACATTCAACTCACACCCATTCTCCAGCAAAACCGGGGGTTGTTGGTTTTCCTCACCGCCTAATTTTATTAATTTATTTGTAACCTGTAAAATGTAACTGGTTACAGTATGCCGCAAACTTTGCGTCATACATTGAAAACGTATTGTTGAGAAGGCTTCTACCTGGTTGGCCGGATCGCCCCAGGTTTCGAGGTGCAAAACCTCTGGATTGAGCATCAATTCGAACTGGCTGTTGGTGCCGTGCCAGTCATGCCAGACCGTAAGGCCAGATGCAGACAAACGTCGTCGCAGATTGATGATGGTGCGCTCACTGCAGTTCATTTTTTTAGACAACTGCACGTTGTTGGATTTTAAGCAGGGTAGGGTATCTCCTGGTGAAAGTGGCGCTACGTACACCTGGTGCTTCTCGATGGCCAGTGAGTATAGCACAAGTAGTGCCTCAGCTAAGTCTCGGTGCGCCTGGCGAAGTTGTTCGCGCAATGGCCGGTCGGTATTGTACCGGTCAATGTACTCTTTCAGCAAGGCTTTGCTTTTAGCCAGCTTGATCACGTACATTGGTTTTTTGTGGATGACATAAAGTGCTGCGCTCATAGCTGGCTTTTGAAATTTTGACGAGGTTGAACTCTTATTGAGGTATCTTCGACTTTGTCCGTTTGCTCTAAAAGTGAGTACTCACCGCGAGTGATTGCTTGACTAAGTGCTACCAAGTAATTTTCAGTCACATCAAACACATGGAGTAGATCAGACAGTGTCTTCATATCCGCAGTTATGGTCGCCTCATTTTCTTCTCCATTGATTTGAATAGAGATGACCAGGTTGATTTTTCTTTCTTTAGGATTCGCACTCACTTGTTTGAGTTTACAGGTTTTTAAAATTGGCCGAATCACATCGCTGCGATCCGGCCTGGCGTTTCTGCCGGTGGTTTCTTGCTGGGGTTTAAAATGCCTGGGCGCGGGCATACGGCTACAGCGTAGGGGACAGCTGCCCGTGCCACAGGCTACAATTCCTATGAGTAAAAATGACTTCCAACCCATTTGCCAGGGTAGGGGATGTATAATCATGGCAAAACCATCCCACTACCGTATACTGCACATCGAGTACAGTTGGCAAAGATTTGTCAGTGCACCCGGAGGTGCATTCCAAAATGTTTCTCTGTGTAACCTACCAGGTAGCCAGGGGGGGAGAAAACAGGCTACCTATTGCGCAATCAAAAAAATCGCACTATCTTTGAACTAGCGTTGTTCATCTCCCCTCCCTGGGGCGTTGCACAGCATACACGATATTCCGGGCAAGCTTCACTTGCCCTTTTTTTTTGCCCATTTCTCAGGGCAAAGTCGCGGGAGTAAACCCACTTATTTTAGTGTTTCATAGTGCCGATCCTGGTTGCCACCTTCTGGCGATTCTTCTCGAGTAGTGAACCCGAAGATGAACCGCCAGCTCGATGACACAAAAGACAAAATGATTCATACAAACGAGGCAAAAAAAGCAGGAGGTCGGAACCTCCCCGAATAGAGCATAGAAAGGTTTATCAAAAGAACGTAAAGCGATCAAACTTCTCGGTAAAGAGGGGGGAAGGCGACCCCTCCCCGCCACTTGCAAAAAAAAATAAACCCCAGATTAATGAAATTCTTGCTCGAGGGCCGCTGCCCACTCACCATCGTAGGTGGCAATGGCCTCAATCTGTATCAGTTTATCCCGCATACTGCGCGTAGTAGGGGAGTTGTGCTTCGGGATCAGGCTCGTCAACTTTGGGATGATCACCTCCGTCAACCAAGGCTGGATGATTTCCAAGCGGCCTTCCGACTCGAACTTTTGTAGCTCTTCCTTGATGTCCCACCAGGTCTCATTGGCTACTGCAGGCATTGACTTGCCAACGTAGTTGTACTGGGTCACAACATCACCAATCAGCTTCTTGGCCGTGGCGCAAAACATCAGCTGGATCGGTGCCAGGTGATTGCTTTCTTCAGGCGTAGTAGCCTGGCCAATCAACTTGCCTTTGAATGTCAGGTACAATCCTGTATCCAGTCCGGGAAAAAGTGCTTTGGTTCGAGCTACAGTAAGCATACACGGTTTGTTTTATTGGTATTGGTAAAAAAGGGCGTACAAGGGTATTGCATCTTTTTGCAGCACTGGCTTTGCACGCCCTGGCTCCTTTGCGTTGTGTCGGTAAGCCAATCTCGATCACCCAGCGAATTGAATACTATGAGAAAACTTGTTGCAACGATGGGACTTGAACCCACGACCTCCGGGTTATGAGCCCGGCGAGCTACCAACTGCTCTACGTTGCTTTCTATTCTTCTATCATGCGCGCGCTGGGATCACCAGCGTACCCTTCTGAATTTTTCGCAATACTTCCATCACTTCCTCTCGAGCGTACGTGTAGGGGCGCATGCACCCAAAGCGACTCAGCAAACCTTTCTCACGCAGCCACTGCAGGCGCAGCCGGTGGGTATTGCTCCTGGTGATGGGGATGCCCAAAAGGGTGCATACTTCATCGCCACTGAGCCATTGCGACATGGGCTTGGCCTCAGCTGGTCGGCCTACCTCATTGAGTACAGTGGCCACCAAAACCTTCAGCGACTGAAACTCTGTCCGCATCCGGGTTACTTCCTCCAGTAATGTTGCTTGTTGCTCTTGTGACATTGTCGCTTTTTTTTGTTCAAAGTGGGGGGAAACAATTCATTCCCCCCCGCACACTTTCACATGAAAAAACTCTGCTCTAATTTACAAACTGGTGAGCAAGAGCGAGGATTCGAACCTCATGATGCCTTTACATCTTCTTGCTATAAAAAATTGTGGTAGGGTTCCTCTGAATCCCGACTAACCGCGCGGCTTTACGCTGCGACTCACGGCGGTCATCCCCTGGCCAAAGTCTGCTTTTTTTTAACCCCAAAAGCTTAAAAAGGGGGCGTTTCTCCTAGAGATGTGGTACATTGACACATGTGATCAATGTGCGTCCCCTAGCAGTGCTTTAAACCATCCAATGGTTTTTTATGAGCAGAACCCAGGACTCGAACCCGGACAACGCGGCAGTTTTGACGCTGGATTAGCCATTTCTCCCAGTTCTGCTTGAGCTTTCTAAGATTCCTCATCGAACTCCAGCTCGTAGTTACATCCAAAGTCCGTGCAGAGGCACTAAGGGCTAATTTTGACATTGCAAAATCCCTGTGCGTATCGTGTCCTTGAGCCGAATCTGGGACTCAAACCCAGCACCTCCCGCTTACAAAGCGGGCTACCACACCAGGTGGATTCTTCGGCTTAAAAAAAGAGCCCCGAACCGCAAGGCTCTCAATACTAACAAATTAACTAAACCCTATAAGTAACAATAAGTCCTCTCGAGTAAAAGACCTTGGCGCTATGACACGCCAAGGGGCGAATAGAACACTGTAATACTTGACACCTAAAACTCTGAATCTCGAATGCTAATTTCGATCAAACCCCAGAGGGTAGTAAGGACAAATCCTCTGCTTTTTGTTGTACACTGGTAAGTGATTTTACCCAGCGAGGGTTGCCTAATCCAAAGGACTGTGCTAGGTCTTCGGGCCTTTGCCCGACCACGCTCGCCAGCAGAATCACTTCAATCGGATTCATCTTTACCAGTCGATCTTCCTCTACCTTCTCATTGATGAGCCAATTCCAGCGGTTGGACGTGATGTCCAACTTGTTAGGCATAGCTTCAAAATCTATGTCTGCCTCCGCCAAAAAAAGTTTTAGGCGAATCACTTTTGTATTTAGCTTTAGCATTGCTCTCCTTTTTTTTTGGCAAAAATTTGCAACCCTAAACACATTTGTTATATTTGTGCTAGTTATTGCAAGTGTGGTTATTTATCAATCATGCAGTAAAAATATAAAGAGATCAGTATTTTGTCAAGCTTTACTTGATTTTTTTTACTGATGTGTTTATAATTTTATTTTAATTACGTGTATGTGTCTGTAATTGATAGGATTACGGTTTTAGTAGAATTAGCAGGGAGCAAGACCAAATTTGCTCGAGTTGTTGATTTGAGTGTACAAACTGTAACCAACATGGTGAACAATAGTACCTCAGTTCGAAGTGACACCCTTGAAGCAATATTGAAAGGCTATCCAAATCTCAGCGCCCGCTGGCTACTCACTGGCGAAGGCGAGATGTGGACTGAAGAGCATATACAATTTCCAATTTCTACTGCTCGGCAGGCGCAAGCAAATTTGCTGGTGCCTGTACGAGGGAAGGGCCAAAGTGTTCTTTCGTAGCCACACACACGGCCAGGCGCAGCGCGGCCACGAATATGTACCTCCAGAACGTTTCATTGAAACTGATTGCTGACCTGGGCGGATGGTCCAGAATAGAAACCCTGAAGCTCTACCTGCGAGCCTCAGGGTTGGAGACGGCCATCATGGCCACTGACCTGGAGTTTTTTAAATAAAGATGCCACCAATATGATCCTCCGATTCATAGATCGTATTCAAGTCCTGATCCTTCACGTATGCACCACTGGCCACAAAAAGCGGGTAATCGCCGTGATTTTTTTGCAAAAATGACAATAAATCAGCGCGCGCGGTACGGGCATTGTCCTCGCATGATGAGCGCAGCGCGGCGATGGCCTGCAACTGAAAGGGGTTTGTGATGCTTTTGCGGTCATCCATTCCATCTGTACTGGAGAGAACGCGGATCCCGTCGCCTTCAACCAGGATTGAGATATGAGGAATGGCTTCGAAAAGTCCCCACTCTGAAACAAATCGCTTAATCAGTGCAATGAGCTTGAGGTTATTGGCGCTCAGGTTGTTGGCAGCCAGCTGCGTTTTGATCTCGTTGTAAAGGTCTGCACCCAGCAAAGGGCACAAGTATTTTTCCTCAGATTTGAGGAGGTATTTACCCAGGGCCATGTAGGCGCGGCGACTGCTCTGGATGTTGATGTAATTGTCCAGGTCTTCGGTGCCTTCAAAGAAGGTGGATCCTTTCGCCTTATAGGCTTTGCTGGCCTTCCATGCATTGTAAAAGGTATTGCTCGCTTTGATCTGAGCTTCCATGTGGGCCAATGCAAGGTCCAGGAAGGTATCAGCTGATCGAAGAGCGTCCCAGCGCGCATTCTTGAAGGACCACTGGTTGGCCGGCGCAGCCGTACCCTCCGTCGCGTTGAGTTGTTGGATGCCCATGTCGGCCACACTTAAATTCAAGTGTGGAAATCCATCAAAAATAGCGTAATAAGCAATCGAATCCTGGAGGTGATTGATAAGATCTTTCTGTTCATCCGTTCCGGTACCGGATTCGTGAAGGTTGGCCAAGGCACCATACAAGTCAGCTGTCAGAAAAGGGATCACGTACTTAGTGGTTGCTTGCCGAATGAACGGCGACAAGGTATCCCAGCGCATATTGAAATTAACTCCGGGATAGTGCTCCCGAAAATTGTAGTGGCCAACTACATCTCCACTCAGGCCTTCGCTCGTTTTTTTAAAAAGAAGTTTCATTGCTTCGTTATTGAAACCCAGCAAAGCCAGGTGATGAGTTAGTCATGAATTGTTTCCAGCCATGCTTCTGGATCAGGTAGTAATCGATGGTATCTGTGTAATGCGGCGCATGCTCCTGGGGAAAGTTTCGGTTCTTTTCGTTCGTTTTTACCTTCTCAAATTTATCGTTGATCTGAGTGACCTGGATGGCGATCACCATGTCCTTGCAATCATCCTCACTGAAGCGGACTTTAGGATACAGTAGGTTTGTTTCCTCCAGAACTTCGTTGACGAATTGATGGCGCTCCAGGTGGTTATTGGTTCGACCTGGTTGCACTGCGATCTCGCAGCCCCATCCACCATCTGCCAATATTCGAGCGATGGTTTCGTAGATGGTTTCGCCCATGGGGTTTTTATCGTGGCCACGTGGTTCCCCCCAAATACGTGCAAACTTAAACTCATGGTCTTCAAAATGCTTCATCACCTTACGTACTAGCTCAGGCACCTTCTCATCACCTTTAACGTGAAACTGTTTGATGCAGCGCTCTACATTTTCTTTCTCCTGGTAACAGCTGCAGCAGTTGAACCAACCGCTGAAGTCAAAGCTCAGCTCAATGAGTTCATTTTTCTTGATGTCTTTTCGGCCAGTGACGGTTAGTCCTCTTTCTGCTTCACCATACTCGTAAGTGGGCTTGTAGATGTGCTTTTTGTCATCGAACTTGTGGTAAAAACCATCGGGCAATTTGGTGATGCGCATGTTCATTACTTCCACTTGAAACTCGAGGTAACTCATTTCCTTTTCAAGGAGAGCAATGCCTTCCTCCCCAAGAACTTCAATGTTATCATATGCAGTGGCCTCGACAACTTTGTACAGGTTAGGCTCTAACTTCTGTTTTTCCTCAAAACTCAAAACCCAATAACCACTCGGCTTCCATGGGATCGATGTGTAAAAATTCACGTTGTGGTGTAGGTGATGCCGAAACACGTGCCGGTTGCCGCGTACGCTAGGTAGTAAGATTTTTGTCCAGTCGGTTTCGTCTAGGAGCGCGGCCTCATCTACTTCACCTCCATCATAGGATCCACCCCTCGCGAGGTCAGGACGATCCATACTGAGCAGCTCGATGCAAAATCCATTCAAAAACGAGATTACATTTTGATATTTTCGAGGTGGCGCGATTGGCTTTTCGAACCAGCGTGGAGGCCTGCGCCCAACAACATAATGCTTCTCATCGATGAGGCCCATGCTATTCCACATTTGCTCGATCGCAGGAAGCGTTTTGGTAAGTATCTGATTGTAAGTTGTACTTGCAAAAAAAATCTTGCCCCTGGGCAAAGCGCCCATTTTCTGGCGGGAGCTGACTCCAGCTGCAGTGCTTTTTCCAAAGCCTCGACCCGCAAGCAAAATTTTTATTTTCTGCGGCGAGGCCAAGAACTCGATCTGTTTTTCGTTGAGGTATAGTTCCTTTTTAGGTCTCGTCGTCGTCATCATATTCTGCTTCTTCTACTTCAACACGTTGATTTAAAACCTTGGGATTAGAAGTGATGATTAACTCCGGGATAGTTGTATCTGGAATTTCCTCATCATCAAGGTCAAGCCGGTCAAGCTTCATCAGCGTTTCAATGATTTTTCGGGCTGGTTCAGTATCCTTATTTCGAGCAATAAAAAACTCCGGATCTTCCGGATCTTCATTGTCGGAGAAATCAGATAAATCGCCCTCCGCTATTTGGAGTAGCCGATTAAGCTTATCTCTCAAAATTCCACGTTGCACTCGCTTATCTACTTCCTCAAAATTTCCAAACAATTGCTGAGCCTCAGCTATGATTCGGTATTCACTTGTACCTGCAGCTCCCGTGAGGGATTTTATCAGCCTGGCTGTTTCAGCTCGGCTTTTGCCCTTCACAATGATCAAATATGCTGCACGAAGTAGGTCCAGGTGATCAGCATCCTCCTGACACAATTCAAAAGAAGGTTGAATCATGTGCATGTACATTCGCTCAACCCGGGTAGCCTTAAGGAAGTCATTTCGGCTAAATATTTTCCTGAGCAATACGCGACTCATACAATGCTTTTTTGCGTTTCAGTTCCTTCAAATTGGCCTCCAGTGTAGGTATTTTCTTTCGTTCCGGGTTATCCTCTGCCAGGGCAGCCAAAATGCGGATCCGGCGTTGGTTGTAGCTGATTGAACTACGAACACTAAGCAGGCGATTCATTAGCGCGATCGGATCATCTGGTATGTCGATATCGACCTGGTTTCCTTCAGGTAGCTTACCATGCTGCTGGTAGTAATTGATCTGGGCATTCTTCGCTTCGATGGCACGTTGAATACGTTGAATACTGGAGCTGACGTTGGCCCGGGATTCGTCAGAGCTGCAGTCGTGAAAGCTATTGCTCAGCTTTGCGCGCGAAGCGTATAGGATCCGCTTTTCCTTCAGCAAGTTGACTAAAACAGGATCCGCTCCAGGTATTCCCTCTTCATCTGGTTTAGGCGTGGCCACGTCCTTTAGAGCACGCTCCAGGTACAATTCATTTAACCTGGTGTGTCCACTACGGATGATGGCAAGTAGCGGATGATATGGTTTCCGCATAGCCAGAAACTCCACTCCAGCTAGGTAATCCTGCTTACTCATTGGCCAGTTACTTGGGCGCCAGACGGATTTTGATCAAGGGTTGTAATCTCCATATCCTGGATGGTGAAATACAAGTCTTTTGGCCATTTGTTTTCGGTGCCAATGAATCTGAGAACATTGTTTACCACCAAGCGCCGTGGCCTGGCCACCTTAGTTGCAACGTACATTAACAATGCATTTCGCATTTCACTTCCTGAGGAAAGTTTGCCGGCAGTTTCTACACTGGCAAGGGTCGGGTGGATGCCCTGGGCGCTGATGTTCGCTTGATTGCTTTTCTCGAAAAGCTTCAACAGCGCTTCATCCTGTAAATCCACATTTATGGGCGTTATCTTGATGCCTGAGAACTCTTTTCCCGTAGCGCGGTCAATGTTGTAGGAAGAATACAAGCTTCGGCCAGTTTGAGGAATGCCGGCCAAAAAGTCGTTTAACTTTTTGAGGAATGTCTGCTTAGCAGTCTCTTCTTTTCCTATTGCAGATTTACGATCGTCTGGGGTGAGTTGTTGGCTGGTGCTATCTGCAAAATATCCGCTTGGTATTTGGATGTGGTATCGGATGGTGTACCCATGCGTAAGATTGGCCTTGTGAAACTCCGGAATAGCATTGGCCAATTCGATCCAGTTTTTACCACCCCACCAGGCTGGGCTGAAATAGTATTCATCTGGTTTGAGGAGGTCATCTCCAGAGTGAATTAAAAATTTCGACTGCTTTAATTCTTTTCGATATCGAGGAATTATGGTGATTGGATAATCCTTTGCTTCCGAAGCTTTTGGTTTCCAGTGGCCGCGCCAGGCGTAGTTATTGACTACTCCTTTAGAGTCCATTCTTTCACACCTGGTGTGCCGACTTTCGAGCGATTTGATAGAGGCTATTCGGCCACCTTTGTCCCGTACGAATTCGGAGAAAATGTTGGCGTGTACATACAAATTCTTGCAAGCTGAGAAGCGATAAGTATCGAAGTCTGAGGCCTCCAACCACTCCTCGATCTCCGGAGGAATCATTTGGTAGTCTTTGATGATCTTTTCTCCTTCGAATCGTTTTTTGTAACAAATCAATTCGCCACCTACGGTGATATCTAGCTTAGTTTTTAGGAGCTCAGGCACGATGTTGTTTTCGCCAATCAGGCTTTCACGCTGGTTGGGTTGCTCATTCTTTTTTCCCCATTGTTTGATCTCGATGCTTTTGGATTCAGCAAGGCTTACATTGATACACTTACCTATGTCCTCCGCAATTGGATCCAAAGTCCGGGTCACGATGGCCTGGCCACCTTTCAGGTAGTATACATTATCTGATACTTGTTCTACTTGGTTACTCATTAGTGCCGAACTTTAAAGTTGTTGTACTCGATGATGTGCGAAATAAGGGGTGTGAAATATTTGCCGGTCTCAGTATCGGTCATTGGGATGGTACCAGCGTCCACATGCTTTCGTGGTTTATTGGTATTGTCTGCCGGAGCTGATGATTGAGCTTTACGTTTTGCTGCGCCATACACTGCCTTCGCGACAGTTTTGATAGAGCCTTTCTTCTTGCCTACGCTGCGGACAAAGCGAATCACAAATGTCTTCCCGGCATGTTCATCGTCCGTAATTTCAGCTAAAACCTGACTAATGTTTATCCACTCCATTCTTCAGAGGTAAGATTACACTGTAGGAGAGACGGAAACTGGCACTAAATACAATGCCTAATGCTATCCAAATTATGAGCCAGGCAATGATATTGTGAACTAGATTATTGGCAATGACAACCCATGGACTTGCAGCCAGTATTACTGAAGTGCGCAAACATGCCAGCATGCAGCTTTTAAAAAGGTGCCAGGCATCGGTAGTCCATACAAAGATGGTCGTGGATCCAGGGAAACGAGGCCCTTGGTTTTGATCTTGGTTTTTGTACTTATTGCGCCAAGACACCAGTGGATCCCAATAGAATGGCTTGCCTTTTTGCGAGAAAATAGAGGTTGAATAATGAAACTGGAGGGTATCCATCACCCCATTTAGAAATCCTGCTAAGGCAAAAAACACTACAGAAAGGATAAGCTTAATGATCATGGCTGTTCTTTTTTTATGTAAAAAACAGCTGAAACAGCTTTAATTAAAGGACAAAAAGAAAAGGCCGACTAAAAGCCGGCCCCATTGGTAGTCTTGTTACACAGAGAAAAACTCTTTCAGCTGTGGAAATCGAAGGATGCAATCCTGTATTTCCGTATCGCTCATTTCAAGTGGTCGAATTTGGCTTCCATCGGGAAGGATCAGTCCAGATTTATAGGCAGGGCCTACATACTTGTACTTTACGACCGTTTTGTCGGTTTTCTCCTGATTTGTTTTTTCAGTACTCATCAGCTAACGATTGTTCCGGTGTAGTAATAAGGCAAGTAGTTGGATTCCCACTCGATGGTCACTTCGTACCCGTTTTTGGGGTTGGTTTGTTCCTTCACCTTGATGGTACATCCGTTATCCAACTCACCAAGAAGGCGCTGATTTCCATTGCGATCTTTGACGATCACAATGTATTCTCCACCTAGCATACCGTTCATGATGTAGGTGATACCTGGCTGCAGCTTATTGATGAAGAATTTGGTTGAATGCTTGAAGGAAACATTTTCACCATCGCCATCAGGCTCTGAAACAAGTTCAGAATCGATTTTTGAGATGTTCCATTCAAAGAACAACCCTGCCGTGATGGCGGGAGGTCCTGTAACTGCCGAGCGCATCGTAATGTTGCTGGAGATCACATGCGTTCCTTCTCCTGGAGCAGGAATCGAAGCAATTTGATCTACGCAAGTGATCTGGGCTTTGGTTTTCAACCCAGGGCTATTACCACTGCCACACTGCTTGGCAATGTTGTCTATGGTTTCACAGCAATCTGCCATTTTTTTAAGGTTACTTTCTGTTATGAAAAATGGGTTACTGCACTTCTTTGATCACGCCCACCCCCTTATGCACCAAAGTTTTCAGGAGTTCCTTATCCTTGATGGCCTCAGCTGAGGTTATTTTTTTGCCTTCCCAAATAAAGGCTGGAGCAATGAACTGGAAACTCTTTTTGCCTTGAGTAAAGACCTCTAAGCCCCCAGCAGCAGCAACGCTTACTGGTATAGCCTTCAGTTCTTCAACTTGTGCTTTCAATTTTTCCAGCTCAGCATCCTTGTCGATCAACATCGACTCGAGCGCGGCAACTTGTGCTTTCAATTTTTCCAGCTCAGCATCCTTGTCGATCAACATCGACTCGAGCGCGGCAACTTGTGCTTTCAATGCTTCTGTTTCCATTGCTTATTCTTGATCGTTAACAGTTAGGATACCATCTTTCTTCAGGAGGATTTGTGCGCCCATTCTGAAGTCCATCCAGAACCGAAGTTCACGAGTCTGTTTCTCCACTTCGAACATTTCGGTATCAGCGGGATCATCCATGCCATACACAAGATTTTCACGTGGAGTGATCACGATCCGGCTGCTGCCAGAAAGCCCAGCGATAGGAATAAGGTAAGTGTTGCCACCACCTAGTTCGTAGCGAAGACCATTGATGGCATAGCCCGCATTGTTGATTAGGGTGGTTTCCTCAGGGTTGGCTCCGAAAAGCGCCTTGTAGCGTTTGCGGTAATTGTCGTAATGCGCATACGAAAGCATGATGTCAACGCCACCTTCTTTCTCTGCTTCCCCAACCTGTTCCCACATGGTTCGGAGCGCTTCGACTGCGTTGGCTTGACTGATTGCTCCAGTCACGACTGGAGTAATTGCATTAGCAGTAATCGCGTCTACAATCAGCTTGAGATAGCCATCGAACGTTTCGCGCAGATACTGACCTGATGTCGGTACTGCAGCTTCCTCGCCTTTCCAGATAGCAGTTTCAAACTCTTGTTTGAGTTTTGCCATTACTTTGTCCAAAACATAAGCCTGGAATGGCCAATCTTCTGAGCTTTGTCCTTTCTTGCGCGCCTGCCCCACGTAAGACTTTTCATATAGCTGAGGCACAATTGAAAAGTCAATCTTATTGAGTGCAGTTTTGAGCACATTTGGCTTTAGATCAATCGCATTGGCAACTGCTTGGAAGGTTTTATCCCAGCGACGAGCCAAGTTTTCACCGATTTCCAATTCAGTCAATACAAGCTCCCCTTTTACGCCTTCAAATGGTTGCGCCAGCTGAGCGGTACGAAACCCGTAAAACATACGGGTATAATACCCCTCTGAAAACTCGCGGATGTAATCTTGGAAAGCCTCCGCGTGGCCGTAATTAATGCTTTCCCCTGCCATACTTTAATCTTTAATCGGTTTTTGGAATTTGATTAATTTAATACTACACGGCGCTGATTGATCGGTAGGTTCATCCAGGGCTTATCATTTTTTGCTGGAGCTGACGATTCGGCAGCACCTGCAGTATGCTCAGCAGCTGGTTCCTTTTTGAGGTTTTCGATTTCAGTAGCCTGGGTAGCATTGTTTTGCTCCAGGGTTTTGATTGTAGCTTCATGAGCAGCAATCGTTTGGTTCAGTCGATCAATTTGTTGTTGAAGCTCACCAACTTGAGTGCTGTATTGTTGGCCAATTTCTTGGCGCAGCTCTTCACGAACTGCATCTGCACTTTCCTGTTGGCTAAGGTGCTCGTGCACTTCAGCCTCAGTTGCTTCTTGTGACATGTTGAAGATTGACTTTACCTTGCTTAAAATTTCATTATACCACTTCATGGTTACATTGCTTTTTTGCGCCGGCGAACGTTTGCTTCAAGTCGGCTTATGGCGTAGTTAAAGTTTCCAATTCCATCGATGAGCCCGCGACGTTTTGCATCTGGGGCAAAGAACATCCGACCGCTTAGTGTCTCTTCCACATTGCCTTTTAAGTCTCTGAATTTTTGAACGGTGGCCAAAAAGGCATCATTGAGCATGTTTACCGACTTGATCAAAGGGCCTTTGTCTCCTGCGAGATAAGCCCGGAATTCCTCATTTTTATTGGTGGATTTGTCGGCATAGATGTCTTCGTAGTAATTGCCGTACCACTTGGGGAGATACTTGTCGATCGTAATAAATGTACCTATGCTTCCCATGCGGGCCATATCCGTACTTGCGATTATTTCATCGGCACCAAGGGTTCCCATGATGCCAGCACTTGCAATCATGTGGCCGTATACCACAACTGGTTTTGGTGAATCGGCTATTGCAGCCTGGAGTATTTGCCCAGCTGTAGCTTCTCCACCTCCAGTGTTGACCTCCAGGAGAATTCCATCAATGTTGGGGTTGTCAACTGCGGCAATGAGATCATTTACAAGCGTATTGATACCGTAAGAGGATGCTCCATCACTAGCGCGCATGACCCCATTTAGGCGAAGAAGTGCAAATGATCCACTTGGGGTGACTGAAGGATCCCGCAATACTGCCGGGTCATTTACGACTTTGCCACCTGATAGGATGACTCCTGGCATCGAGGCTGCACGGCGCTGACTAATCCCAAGCTCACTGTATTTTGCTCCAGCTCGAAGCAATTCGAGCTCTTGCAAATACGTAGATAGCTGCTCCATCGCCCAGGATTGTTCGATGTGCAGTTCTCCCTGCATCAGGAATATGTCTATGTCACGGTTAAATGGTAGCATTGTGATACGAAAATGCTGTCAGTTTGTGGCTATTGGTAGGACAAAATATATTTCATTTGGGCGAAATTGCTGGCTGCGCATCTTGTCGTGCAGCCAATTTCTTATTCTTAATCGTGAAAATAGAGGCATCTGAAAACCAAGTTGGAAAATCATTTGCCCTTCGTACCAGATCGATGTTCCTACCCGCAGTAGGATGATTGAGTATCCGTATATGGACATCGGAGTATACTTGTACAACTCGATTAGTAGTACCCCAGCGTAGACGTAGCGATCCATTTGGCTGTATGGTTATGGCAGCATCTACTGAAGCATTGGTGCCATCCTGAAGCGTGTATGTCCCTACAATGCTGGAGTCCTGAAACTCTTTGGCAACGAGGTCGAGGATGTTTTGATTAAGCGTTTTTTGCGCGGATCGATTGATTGCTCTAGCTGGGTTGATTACGGCCTGGTTTTTCAGTCCGGCAATTACTACGGCGGCGACCCATTGGCGAGATCGGTTGATGATCTCGGACTTATACATACCTAGTACGATACTGGTATCTCCCAGGGGCGTTTTGTTCGTCCCTTCTCGTCCATCTTCGCATAGGTAGTAGTCGTATCGGTAAAAGATGCTGTCGTTTTTTCCGAATTGAACTTTATCTCGGTTTTTGTCGCGAGCTACCCAGCTACTATCCATCTCAACTTTGCATCCTTGCGGAAGTTGAATTTGGGCGGCCAAGCTGAGGGTGAAGAAAAAGATTGCGATGGTAATAAAGCTTTTCATTTTAGTAGATTTTGATCCAGCCGATACCGGCATAAAATTTGAACTTGCGCTGGGAACCAGGAACGGCAGTGGTGACTGCGGATCCTACAATTGTATTGCCATTCCCATCAAGCGTTAAAGAGGTTATTGCATTGTTATAGGTTATGCTGAGTACCTGGCCATCACTCGGCGTTGCAGGAAAAAGCAGGGTAAAACTTGCTTGGGTGCTGCCTTGATTGATTAAATTATCAGATTGCGTGTTGCTGAGTGTTACTGGAGAGGTGGTTGAAGTTACTGTATTGTATTGCTCATGTAGGATTTGAGTGGGGACTGTGGATTCACTGGCAAAGAGAAGTCGTTCCCAACCAGTTGATTTTTTAATGTATAAGCCCTCCGTTGCATCTATTTGATAGCCAAACAATGCCGTTGCTGCGGAAGATATAGCCATGCGTTGAACATTTGTCCATCTCGGTGGTAAGATACCTTTTGTCGTAGAGTTTGCAGTCAGGATAGAGCTTGGTATATCAGTTATTGTACCAACTAGGATATTTCCTGTGTTTGGTGCAATTTTCATAGATATAGTTGGGCCAGTATAAAAGTCGTGGGCAGCTGTACTTGTAACGATGTAATTTAAGGTCGAAGCAGTTACCCCAAATCCATACTGACTGCCGTATAAATTAACTTGTGGTGTCGTAGGCGATGGAGCAATGTCCGAAAAATTCAATGTTTTTAAAGATTGCATATTAATTCCCGCTGACCCAACTGTAAATACTTTTGTAGCCCCAGTGTAGAATGAATGCACGCTTCCATCGGTCATATAATCTAAGCTTCCTGCTGACACACCAAATCCATAGTTCGGGTATAATGTTATTTTAGGATTTGCTCCAGCTGTCGAGCTATATGTTGAACCCATATTGATTTGGCTGGGGGTTGAAGTTGAGGTAGAGGTAGTTGTTCCTATTTGCAGGATCGGCCTACTATCATTTGAAAGGCGAAAAAGAATATTTTGCGTAATCTGCCCATTTATATCAAAGTAAGGTATATATGTGTTTATCCCAGTTGCAATTGTACTTTCTGGATAATAAAACTTTCTTGTTCCATTATATCCACGTAGACCAATACCGTTTTCGTACTGAAATAATGCTTGTACTCCGGTTATTGCATCGGCTTGTACTCCGGTCATAATTGGAAATGGCCTACTACCTTTGGTCGTAGAAAGCACGTCAAAAATAGACGATGTTGCGGGGGCTGATCCTCCAATAGAAACCTGGCCATCAGATGAAATCCGCATTCTTTCAACTCCTGTACTATTTGAGATGTCAGCCGAGGCATCAGTCCTGAAAACTAGCCCTAAACCTTGTGAAAAAAGAGTTTTATCATATATCGAATAAATCCCGGCAGGATTGGATGTATACGATCCACCTAGTCCAAACACATAAGATGCCCCAAGAGCACCATTTGATCCGGTCGTAGTAGCAGTTACAGCTGCCTGATCCTTAATTGTTAATTGCCATTGTGCCCGACTAGCTGCATTCCCTATCATCACTCTACCGGAATTAGGTTGTAGTATTATGACATTGTCATTCCCACCTCCCCAATATCCATGTTGGATGTAACCATATCCTTGGTTAAATCCACCTCTTCCTGTATTGTTTAATCCAAAAGTCATATATCGACTATTTCCATCAGTTATACTTTCTCTAATACGTAAGCCAAAACTTTCATTCGCTATTCCTGTGCCACCAGCAGGAACCAGTAAATCAATTGGTGGATTTTTTCCAGAAGGAACACCAAGTGTAAATTTTCCAGAGAGATATGTAAAGTTTACGTTTCCAGATAATGGACTTCCATAAGCAATCTGATTTGCCCCAACCCCAGATAAAAGAGAACTTGCGTAATACTTCGTCGCAAGTTTTAACGTGTCAACTCGAATTGTTTTTGAAGTCTTAATGATTCCAAATCCCCCAGTGGATGGGTAATATGCAAGCATTGTGGCGGTATCACCCCGCTCGATATACCTGGTCAACATGGCCGACGTATCACTCCGCTCGATATACCTGGTCAACATGGCCGACGTATCACCTCGCTCGATGTACCTGGTCAACATGGCCGACGTATCACCCCGCTCGATATACCTGGTCAACATGGCCGACGTATCACCTCGCTCGATGTACCTGGTCAACATGGCCGATGTATCTCCCCGCTCTATGAACTTGCTCAACATGGCCGACGTATCTCCCCGTTCAATGTACTCAGAGACATCTATTGTATCACCATTCGTTTTTGCACTTGTACCTGCCCTTTCTTTGAGGTATAATATGTCCAGCTCATTGGTAGGATCCCGATCAAGGTCGAGGGTATCAAGGCTATCGATGTAGTTGCGGGCTGTGAGTATGCTATCGGCCAATTCGGAACGCACCTGGTTCGCGTACAGCTCAGCTACCCCAGCTGCATAAATGTTTGAGAGTTCTACTGCGTAGCTAATTATTTCTTTCCATGCCGTACCATTCCACCAATAGATCAGGCCATTCTGAATGTTTATCGCCGTCCTGGTCTCATAAGTAGTGGGTGCTGTAGTAGGTGGGCCGTATTTCAGTGTAATGCCCATAAGTGGTTTCCACTTAGAGCTATCTCGATGCCACTGGTAAATCATTTTTCGATTAATGGATACACAAAGTTCCGATCCCTTCTGAGAGATATTGGGGGTATGCGTAGGGAAATCATTTACATATCCAATTCCAGTGCCGTAGAGCTGGGCAAAGGTCAAGGCTGGTAATGCCAACAATAAAAGAATAAAGATCAATTGCTTCATTTTCTTCTAATTAAAGTTCCTCCAGGTACGTTCCAATCATTATCGTCTGAGAGTTCATATACCTGATTAGGTAATACCCCCTCAGCTGCGGCAACATCATGATTCTTATAGGGCCCAGGGTAATTCGCTTCTCCAAGTAAAAGGGGGCCTGCAAGGCTTCGGTCAGGTAATCCATAGTAATATTCCCCTGTATCGTTGGTCATGTACCACTGCCCGACGCAAGCATTATTAGCGGCACCAATAGCTTCAATGTTGGCTTTAGTGTCATAGGAGTGTTGTATCAGATGCAGAGGCATATCATCATGGAATTAAAGTAGTAATCAGCGCTCCACAATTATCTACCTCGAGTCGGTAACGTTGGCCACTCGGAGGGATCAAGATCAAATCGTTATTATCGATGATGATTTCGCTTTCAAAAAGCGCGCCGCCGTAAAATGGAGCTGGATCTATGCTTTGCTTGGTGAAGCTGAAGGAAAAACCATTGGGTCCTGAATGCCTGGGGCCATTTTCATTTCGAGCCTTTAGCCGGGCATTGTATAGCAATCGGTATTGTTTGTTTCGATCGCCAAAAAGCACATGCACTCGCTTATTCTGCAATTTCTTGGCCATGGTGACTACACTTGGCCGAACGACTTTTACATTTAAGTTTAGGTTTTGATTCCAATAGTCACCAGCTTTATCAAAAACTTGCTCTTCTACATAGGCGATGGATTGTTTGTCTGCTTGGATGATGTATGGGCGAGATTCAGAGATGAGTTCAATGTCATCGTCAACAACAACATTGCATTTGACTTTGGGGATTGTTTGAACATCTTCCAGGCGGAAGATGACAACTTTATTAAAGCCTGCTGATGATGGTTTGCAATAACGAACTATATCCGTGAGTTCACACATATCTTTGGTTGTGAACCCAAATCTACCCTTCCCCTACCTCACGCCAAAGGACCTAAACATGCCTGTAGGCAACTGCGTAGCAACCTATCCTTATCCATTCTCCTGGTGAAGCTGGCAATTGACCGGTAGATCGTTTGTCGGGGCATTTGAAGTTTTGCAGAAATGTAGCCCCACTTGCGTTGTCCAATCTCGAAATACACATACACACGAAGCTGTTTCTCCAGTTTGGCTGGCACGTGGTTTACACAACGGGCATAGGTAGAAAAGATGTCGACAATTATTACATCCAAATCAACATCCTCCTTAGGTAATTTGACTCCAAGGTGGTCACTCAAAAAGCGGGAATTTTGCAGGACAGTTCGTGATATTTTTTTCCCGCTTTTTCCCGCTTTTTTTTGGAAGCGTTGGAAGTATTTTATGCAGGTTTCGGTATCGAAGTCATCGTCAGCCAATTCATACCTCGAGTAAAAGGATGTGACGGCCTGCTTGATTTGCATCCCGGAATTGACCAGGGCTTCGATGTAAAGCATCATCTGGTCCCGATGTAGCAGGTGAAGGTGATATCCGCATTGAGCCAGGTGATTTTTAATCTTACTGGCCAGGTTGTTGTTGAGTAAGATCTTGAATTGATCGGTGAGATTGTTTTGAATGATCCGGGCATTGTTTTGGCTCAATGCCCGCTGGTAGCAGAGTTGTTGAAAGAGCAAATCGTGGTGAGTCAACTGAGCTGGCTCAGTTGGGTATTTAGCACTGAGTATCTTTCTACTCAGTCGAGAGACAGGGATTATAACCAAAGCCGCCATATGTAATAAAATGTTCAGGGTGGCTCTAAATTAAAACATTTCGCTCACATTATCAAAAAAATGTAATCATTTCGGCTTCTACCGGCAGCAAACCTTGATGAGAAATGGTGATCCTCATTTTGCGCACGAAGTACTCCATGTTTTTGATCCGGACTTTGTCTTTGAAGGAAAAGGATTTGAGGTCTTTCAGCGTGAGTAATAGGTTGTAAGTTACCTCAGTACGGCGACTAAGCTTATCGATCCAGGCTTTCCACCAGCGGTTGTACAAGCCTTCTGGGCGATCCCACATAAGCGAGTAATTGGCTGGGTTGCCATCCACAGTGGCCAGGTTCTTGTCGGGACCATAAGCGCCAGTGGATCCAAAGGGGTACATACGTCCCCCCTCCCCTTCTGCCCAGCCGCGCAAAAACATGATGCGATCCTGATAGCTAGTTACATCTTCAGGCCGGCTGCCTTTCATGTTTATGGCCGGGATATAAGTTATCTCGACCAGGTCTTCATTGATTGGCACCCGCTCCATGAAGAGCGGCTTAAGTTCAGCCTTATACTCCAGCGTGCCGGCACTGGCTCGCACAAAGGGCATGGTTTTGAATTCAAACCGTAGCTCAGCCCCTATCCCATAGTTGAAGTTGTAGTGGTATTTGTTCCGGGAGTACTCGTACCAATAGCCTCCAGCTGAGAGTGGAGGAAGATCATCGATGTCGCGGATCTCATTAGTTGGAACGAAGTCGTACCCAAAATCAAAATAGCCGTTTTCAGTTGGGCGCTCGTCATAAGGATTGTCAAATAAGAAGATATCGGGAATGTCATCCGCATACTTCTTTTCATAGGTTGCTGAGGCCTTACGGGTCCAGTCATGTTTTGGCTCCTGGTTGGCCAGTTGGATAACCGGTACTATCTCAATGGTTCGTTCAAAGGGGTTGCGAAAGGTGGCCAGGTTGAATGTTCGGCTTATTTTTCGAAGAAAACTGGCATAGTCTTCATCCTTGTTGGCATGTTGCTTGAGGTCGACCTGAAGGTTCCAGATGCCATCATCGGCCACGATGTTGAATTGATTGTACAAGCATAAGCGCTTAAGCTCCACATCGGTTTGAAATTGGTTGTCCAGAGTGAAACCAATGTATTCGGCACCCAGCTCCAGGGCTTTCTTTACTTTCAGGAATGGGGAGGCGGGGATGTTGGCATCATTGCTTACGAATGAGCCTAAAAATACGTCGTAAAAGTTGTGTGTCTCCCGGCGATCGTAGGTAGATTCGTTGCGATTTACAAAACCCCAGTTCCATACCGGAAAGAAAGCATAGTCGTAGTCCTCAGGGTTGTCGACGGTATCTTTGGCGTGATCCTCTGCCGCGTGCCGGTCAGCGCCCAGGGTGACGGTTGGCCAGGCGAGCTTGTTCATCTTCACTTCCTTCAGCTTGCGGATATCGTTCAGGATGATGTAAACCTTTGCTGAAGTTGAAGTCGCCGATTGAACAGTCAATTCGCCACTAAACAAAAGCACTCCATCTACCCAAATTTCGCAGGCTTCATCACGGAGCAATCCAACATAATTTTCGATTATTTCAGGGAAGAGTAGTAAACTCCGATTGGTCCGGGTTAAAGGCAAAGTAATAGGAAAACTATAGTCGCCCTGGATCGGATCCCCAGCTTCACCGCCAAAAAAAGCAGGGTTGTGCAGCTCAAAACTGATCGTTGTTTTAGGCTCCAAATCAAGGAAAGCTTCACGAATTTTTATACCCAGCATGATTAGAAGTTAGAAGTTTTGGTAAGCCTGATCATATCCAGCAACTTTGAATTGAAAGGTAAGCGCAAATAAATCTTGATCATCAGCCTGGTCGGTCATGCTGGATGTCTCAATCAACACTTTGACAAAACGGCCATTGAGCATGAGCCAAGTCTCTCCCAGGAGCAATTGTCGGAGGCTTTGGATGTATCGCTCAGGATACCATCCCGTACTGCACTCATACTGCGCATTGCCTTCCTGGAAGTAGTACCCCAGCTCGCCATCAGCTGGAGTATAGCCATACCATTTCGCAGATCGGAAAGTTTCTCGGTTTACTTCGTATCCTTGAATCGTCTTTCCCTTTACCCGGATAGTCTCACATCCACCCAGGCCATTGGCCACCAGGAGATACATGTTCCAGGGATGGCAAGAACAATCGACATCGAAGTAGATGCTGCGGATCACATCACCTCCAGCGCGCATTTCCCAGTCGTACCCGATCAGCTCCTTGGTGTTGTAGTCTGCATGATTGTGGATTTTACATTGCTTAACTCCGGATTGAAACCAATACAATGTGCGGGCATCCAGCGTTACTGGATCCATATCGGGATAATCCCAGGTAGCCGTAGTCCCATCCGACCAGTAGAGCGTTGCGCCAAAGCTTACGTCCGTAAGTTCATCTTCAGTAAAAAAATAGAGCCAATCAGGCTGATCGACTCCAACCATTTTTGGGATTGATGATGCTTGAGTAGGGGTATAATTGTGACATAAAACAGGCGGAATCAATGCATCGGTAAAGGTATTGGCATACAATGCCCCCACCCCTCCGAATAACATCCAATACGGCCCAGAATCAACCGAAGGCTGCACTGCAGGTGGCGATCCATATCGCTCCGCGCGGCGCAGGTAATATTTTTGAAAAGCATTACTGGCAATGCCATACTGGAGAGTGGCCAGGGGATTGAAAGAGTTCGTAGATGGCAAATGGGGTTTAAGATCTGCAAAGGCGGGGGAAAGATTGAATATACATCGAGCATCTTTGTAGGAAAATGGCGCTTCCATTTTCAACAGGATAGTCTCGCTCATGGTCGTTTCATCCCGGGTGACCAGGGCAACATAAGCCGAAAGATTGTCCTGACTGATTACCACTGGAGCAATGATCAGGTATGAATCAAGTGCATCAGTGATTGGGATGTCAAATTCGGCTGGAGTTTCCAATTCCTCCATATACCGGTAAGTGAGCACGATGCTTTCCTCCCCGCTGTACACCTCCCTCGTGATGATGAAATCATCGGTGAGCATGCTATTGTCAATCAGGGTGTCCCGGACGATATCCATGTACTCAGCTGGAGTGTAAATCGTATTGGTCTGGATCTCGAAAGGCCCGGTGACAAGAAACTTGATGGTATAGGTAACGGTATTGCCTTTCCAAAGGAGTTGGAATTGGCTAAGATTGGCAGGGGTATTGAAGCGCAGCACCAGGCGATTTACCGCAGCTGGGTTGATCTGATCAGTTTGAACAACCGTGTAAACGGGAGAAAGGCATAACCCAATTGTAGCCGGTGCCTGGTGTAGTGTGGTGGCCATGTGTGTTTTTTAGCTTACGCTTTCTGTAAGTCGAATTAATCATCATCAAAAGCCTCATCTGGCAAGCAAGGGGTGATTGAGCTTAACTCAAAGGATACCCGCCACCCGTGATCATTGTCGTCGCCATACTTGGCTTTATGCTGGATATCGATACCGGAAATATCAAATTCGAACAATTCTCCAGCTTCTTCATCCTCTACCATTCGGTTCAAAAACTCCAGGCAGATTTGATAAGCTTGGTTGAGATCAGCATCTTCTTGATCCCAGTTGTCTGGTTTACACTGAAACAAGATCAAGAAGGATCCGGAGAATCGCGCCTTTGTTCCTCCGTCACTGAAGAGGCTTACATCAGGATATTCCAGCCAAAAGATGGGGTACTTGATGGCAGAGCGCATCCGGTTCAGGATGCGCTCACTTCCACCAACACAAAAATCCTGAATTACCGAGTGGTGCTCAGTAAGCGACTTAAAATAGGCTATGTATTCAACTAAAGTCAAGGTAGTTCTCGTTTGCGGAGAATGGCAAAAATTCGGAATTCAAACTTACCGGTTCCCGTGGTGACAATACTCGCTCGCTGCCTCAATCCATATAGGTAGCCTTCGGAAATGTTTTGCACGGTTGTGGATCCACTCATGGCCAGGGTGTCGACATTTCGCCAATAATTCCCAGTTCGAGCATTAGTGGTTTGAATGTAGAGACTCCCAGTGTTGGTTCCAGAAACCCTAGCCACTTGGATATGGTAGCTGTAGTAATACAGGTCATCGAGGGCTTTGGGAGTGAGATCAATGTTGATGGTCTCGGCATTGTTGGTTGTGTCAACCGTAAAGGTTTTGCTCCAGGATGGGCCAAGTTGCGCCTCAGCCTTTGGCTGAAATGCAAATGCAATCAATGAAAATAAGAAAAAACGCAGCAATTTCATTTTTAATGGTTTTTATGGTTCACTGACCTTTGGCGTTTGTCGCTCCAGGTCTTTTGCTTCCTTCTTCTTTTTCACGAGGTACATGCAGATGGTGTGAAAGTTGGTTTGGTGAACCTGGTCCAGGGTACCAAAAACTCCGGACTCGGCAACATCCATAAAGATGCCCCACCAGCCAAACATTACGCCATCATTCTGCTGTTTGTAGATTTCCACCTCATCGTCTTCCTGCTCATCATCTGGCTGCTCAGGCATTTGAAACAGCCATTCTCCGTAGGTTTCATGGATGTATTTTTTCACTCCAGCGAAGTACATCAGAATAGCCATTTTAACCTCCAGGGGAGCGCTATCCAGAAGTTGGCCACGCTTTTCAGCATCAGCACGACTGAGCAATGGTTGTCGCTTATCGCCCAGCTGGGCACTTATGCTTTCATCTCGGTTTTCTGGCCTGGCCAGCGTACCTATCAGGTAGTTGAGGCACTTCACATCACCCTCCAGAAACCGGGTGTAGTAATCATCTGCTATAGGGTACTCTTTAGCAGCGCCATTGCTGAATTTAGTAGCTGGCAAATGATAGGTTTGGCCTTTGTGCCGAAAATTAGAAATCAGTGGCCGTGGGCCTGCTTCCAAAGTCATCCAGGACATCGCATTCATCAAATCAGTTGATTGCTCAGTACTGAGTAGATTTCGAAGCAATACGGGAAGATTTAGGAAGTAGATACCACAGGCCAACTGTGCGAGATTGAGTGGACGATAAGAAAGCTGCCGAAGGCAATAAAAGGCATCTTTTTCAGAAACCTCATCCCAACAGCTTGGAAGGGTGCGCTGCATAGCTTGCACCCTTCCCCTCTTCATCACTGCAACCTCTAATTCAATCATGCGGCTTTTTTGGCAAACATGCCTTTAAGGTCATCGATAATATCGGATCCTTCATCAATGATGTGATCGACTAAGCGATAAATCCGGCTGGCCGTTTTCATGGCGGTCAAGATCACGCGATCGATACCATTTACTGGCAAGCCAGTTTTTGTGGCGATTTCGGCATATGCTGCCTGAGATTCCTCCGGAGTCAGGTCCGCAAATTGCTGGGCGAAAATTTTCCGATCGTTGACGACACTTTGGATGTTGGGATATTGCTTCCAAATGACCATAGCATCGGTTACTTGTACTCCATCAGATAAAGCCTGTTGGAAGTCTCGGCTCATGGAGATCACCTTCACGGAGCTGTCTACAATTTCATCGTAGCCATACTTGTTGCTACCAACGGCTTTGTTAAATAGATTTTTCATCTTTATTGGATTGAATTGGTTGCTCCAGTAGAGTGGATACCTCGGTGCGGGTGTTTTCAATTTCCGCGTAAAGCTTACGCAGTCTTTTCATTTGTAGCGCTAGAATGCTCATCTGCACCAGGTGGTTATTGCGGGGGGCGTGATGCCGCTTCACAGATCTTTTTAATTGTTGCCCTGTCATCGCGATTGCAAGCATCGATAAGCTCATTTAAAGTGTTTTGTAGATTGATTTTAGCCTCGGTTTCTTGTCGAGTACGCATCAACAGATTCAGATAATCCGTATTCATACTGGACATTTGGTCCGTCATTTCTTTCAGCTCCCCCCGAAAGCTTCGCACCATATCATCCACACTGGTATGTTCTTGTAAGCTTGCTGAAGCTTGCTCTTTTTTTCGCCTGGAGCGAAAGGTGAAGAGCCACTGTGCACCTGCACCACCAACAAAAAGCACCAGTATTTCGAGTATTTTGATCAGGCCGTCCACTTTTTTAATGTAAAATCAGGGCATCAGCGGGCGTTTAAAAGGACAAAATCAAATACTTGCCGCGTTTTTGATGGTGGAAATATCAGCTGCAGCTGACTCATATTCGCCATAAACTACCTTCGCCTTCAGCTCGCGCGGGAAGGATAGAAAGGCCATGCGCAGGCCGCGCATTTCGGCGGTAATGGCCTCGATATCGATGGTGCTGTTGGTGTTGGAGGATCCTGATGTTAGGTTAACAGTTGGGGTGGTATTGGCCGTGGTGAATGCACCTCCATTTTCAAATTTCAGCAGGCCTCCAGATTGGAAGAAAGGCACTCCCCCACCCATTTGATTCAGCGCACTAAGACCGCGCAGTATGCCTGAGCTGCGGCGGTTCACCACTGTGAAATATTCGTCTTTTTCGACTTCGACAACGGTACCATCATCAAAATAGCCCATGGTACCTCCCTGGGAGTGTGGCTGGCCACCAAAGAAGCCACGTTTACCACCTCGTGCATATTTTGTAGCGGTTATTTTGCGCACCGCAACTCCAGTACGTGCCAGGGAAATTCCTGTTTGTACCGCTGCAAAAGCTGGCCCCCAACCTGGTATCAAAGCGTTTAATGGGTTTGAGTTGGCATTTCGCCATATACCGGCTATCTCTTTGGTGCTGTCAATCAAGACTTGGCCAATTTCAAAGGCTTTGATGGCTCCGGCATGCTTTTTACGTGCATTTTCATCCTTACTGAGCAGTTCGATACCTACACTTAAAGCATCGCTGGTAATACCCAAAGTCGCATCTTGAGCTTGACGTTGCAATTCAACTGTCCTCAGTTGATTGTCAGCTTGCTTTTTTAAGAGGTCATCATCAAGTTTGATTTTTTCATCCAGGGTCTTTTTGTAGACATCTGTCTCCTGGAGACCGGCATTGCGCAGCGCCTGGAGCTTTCGCTCGGCCTGATTTGCCCGCAGCTGAGCCAATTGCTCTTCAAACTGCAGCTCATTGATGACCTGGTTGGCGAACTTTTGCCGGAGTAAGCCTTCCTCGAGGAGTGATTGCTCCTGGATCCGCTGCTCAGTAGATTTGGTATTGCTTTGAGCCTGGCCTGGCTGCCGAGTTTCAATTCTTTGCACCTCGAGGCGCTGCGGGGTAAGTTGGCTAGTAACTTCCTGGAGGTTTTTTTGGATATCCAGGGCTTCTTTGGTTTGAAGTTGGCTAAACTGTTTGTAAACGGCCAGCTCTTCCTGGTACTGCTTTTGCTTCAGCTCCAGCATGCGCTTGCCGGCAGCGCTTTCACTGATTTGGCGATCGAGGAGCTGTTTTTCGACCACGATCTCCTCACGGCCAGCGGCGAGCTCCACTTCTTTGAGCCTGGCTTCGAAGGCTTCTTTGGCAGCCGCTGCCAGGGCTTTACCGTCTCTTTCTCCGGAGTTTTTTAGCCGGTTAAAAAGCTCTTCATTTGTTCCCCCAGCATCTTTATTGCCTCCATTCTTTCCCCCAGTGCCTTTATTGCCCTTTTTTGATTCTTCTTGAGCTTTTGCTGCTTCTTCAAGCTCCTTTTTTTGAGCATCCTTTAGCTTGCTTTTGTCATAACCTGCCAAAAAAGATTTTTTCAACCGGTCGCCCTGGGTAAATGCAATGCCGAGTGGGTTGGCTTTAATGATTCCCTCCCCTATCTGAGCAAAACCTTCTTTAAAATTGCCTTTAAGCAAGTTGTTGAAGCCGGCACCAAAGGCTTTGAAGGATTCACCAATGATTTTGAAGATTTCAACAGCGACATTGCCTAGGCCTTGGATGCTTGCGCGGAAATTTTCGGATTTGGTGTAAGCCAGCACAAAAAGACCAACCAAGCCCGTAATTGCGCCGATCAGTAAGCCAATTGGGTTGGATTTTATGGCTAGGTTCAACAAGCGCTGTGCAACTGTCCATGCATTGGTTGCAATAGCTCCAGCTTTTTGCGCTGCAGCTACACGAAGCGAATTGGCAGCCGCCAAAACCCCTTGAAAATTGAATGCAATGAGGCTGGTGACCAAAAAGGCCAATGCTACCTTGTTTTCAGAGATAAACTTGGGCAAAGCCGCAAAACCTTGTACTACACCAACCACAACTGAAATCAACCCTGAAAAAAGGTTTAAAACGACTCCTGCAATCGGTACCAGGGCCTGGGCCAAAGTTTCGCTTACCTCAGCCAAGCGCGCGCGCAGTTGAGCTTGCGTTTTGACCAATCCTCCGGAGTTTTTTTCAAATGCCTCATTGGCGCTGGTACTTTGCTTGGTAACCTGCTCCAGGGTGATCAAAGCTTCTGCCTGGCGCAAGCTCTCTCCAGTAAGATCAGAAAGGCCTTTTTTCTTGAGTTCCTGCTTGATCAGTTCCTCATCGATCTGGATGCCCAAGGTTTTTAGTGAATCGCGTTCACCAAGGATCGCGTCACGCAGGATTTCTTGCGCTCGAGCGGTATCTACAGTACCTCCACTCCATTGTGATAAGATACCGGCTTGATTGACCACCTCGCTACTCAGCCTGGCTGCTTCCTCTTGAGCAAAGCCAATTGGAATCAATAAGTCGCCGATACCGGTAGCCAGGTTGGCGTATTCTTTTCGGGTTAAACCGATATCCTCAGACGATTTTTGAGCGAACCCCTCGACGATCGCCGTCGAGTCGCCGAAAACTGTCTTGGTTTTTTGGGCAAAAAAGTCGTAACTGGTACCTATGCCGATCAGTTTTGAGCCATAATTGACCAGTTGATTGACCAGGTTATCCAGGGTAAGGCCGCCAAAGGTGCCGGCAATGGATTCAAAAATCCGGGCAGCTGCTCCACCTGCAGCTGGAATATCATTCAATCCTGCCACTACACCGCGGGTTGCTGCCCTGGTGGTGACCAATTGATCATTGATTTCTTTTAGGTTTGCTTGGAGGATTTTGTATTGAGGATTACTCTGAGGTATTCGCCTCATGATCTGGTCCAACTGCCGGGCACGCTCGACCAGCTGGGAGGGGGTGAGCTTGGTAAGGTCGATATCGGCTACACCTTTGCCTGAATCAACGATCTTCTTGATGGTATCAGCTACATCCTGGCCCTTCTTTTGGGCACTGATCAGGTCGGAGATAAACTGCTTATTGTCCTGGATGAGCTTTGCATACCGCTTGCTCTCATCAGTGATAAAGGAGATATTGAGCTGTACCTCATCCTTACGAACTGCCATTGCTTTATTGTTTTAGGGCTTTTTTGATTTCGTCACCCACTATGGTTGGGATATTGGCTGCCACCTCATTGTATAGGTTACTAATGAGCGCCTGCTTGGGCTTGTTGTACCAGGTCTTGCGGCGGCGCTTACCATCTCTGCTGTTCAAGAAGATACCCCAGGCAATGGAGTTGGCCAATGCCTCAGGGGTCTTGGGAGCGTACTTGCGCTTGCGTATGTAGCCTGGGCGGAAGCGCTCTACACCTTTATCTACAACCCATGCAGCCAGGCGATCAATGGCCCTCCTACCCCATGCATCATGGGTGAGGCTTTTCATCTCAACAAAGCGTCCTTCTTCCTTAAAAGCAATCAGCGACTCAATGACCTGGCGGTTGGCTTCCTGGGTGATCTCATACTTGAAGCTATTGAGCAGCTCGCCTGAGCCAACGATCTTCTTGCGGCGCACAGTGCGCACCATCTGCTGCACGAAGTCAGCGCTCCACCTGGTGAGCTCCCGCTCGATGTGATCCTTGATCTCTTGGGACATGGTAGCATGATTTGATACGAAGATGGCCATGCCAACGAAGGTGTGAAAGGACAGAAATGCAAAGTGGCCACCAGATAACCTCAATTTTCCCCACCCTTTAATTAAAAAAAAGCAAATCAGATCGGAAGAGCAC